TGAATTCACATTCAATCTATCGCGGCGCATCTCGCCTAGAAGCAGCTCAACGGTCGATTGCTACACTACATGCAATGAAAGAGTTTCAAGAGAACTATTTTGAAAACGGAGCTGTGTTCGGCTTAGTTTTAACTAGTGAAAACACACTTTCACAAGTTGCAAAAGAAAAAACAATACAATACTGGTTACAAAAATATTCAACTAAACAAGGCGGCAAGCGTCCTGTAATTTTGGATTCAGGATTAAAGCCAGCGCAAGTATCAAATCAAAACTTTAAAGACATGGATTTTGACCAGTCTATTAAAACACACAATGAATTGATTATGCAATGTATTGGCATTCCACCCATTTTATTAGCAGGTGGAAATAATGCTAACATTAGTCCTAATTTACGCTTATTTTATTTAGAAACAGTAATGCCAGTAGTTCGTAAGTTCGTATCTTCACTAGAGCGATATTATGGCTATGACGTCGAAGCAGTTACTAGTTCAGTAAGTGCTATGCAACCAGAATTAAAAGATATTGCTGCTTACCATTCGACATTAGTCAATGCAGGCATCATTACAGCTAATGAAGCAAGAAAAGAATTGCGTTATGAACCAAAAGATGGTAATGACGAAATAAGAATACCCGCCAACATTGCGGGTTCGGCTGCTGATCCGTCGAAAGGTGGTAGGCCCACAGATAATCAGCAATAAAGGGGTAATATGGTAGATAAAAGTAAAGTACTGTTTTTAAACAGTTCATTTATCAAGAGTACTGCCACCGACGGAAAAACAGCCAGTATAACAATTGAAGGGTACGCAAGTACTACAGATATTGATAGACAGGGCGATGTTGTTCCTGTAAGCGTATGGGAAAAAGGTATTCAGAATTACTTGAAGAATCCAGTAATTTTGGCATACCATGACCATAGCGAACCAGTTGGTAGGATGGTAGAACATAGAATTGACGGCAAAGGATTATGGATTAAAGCCAGAATCTCTTCAGCAGCCAGTGAGGTGTTCAATCTTGTAAAAGACGGCGTTTTAACGGCGTTTAGTATCGGATTCCGAATCGTAGATGCGGAGTACAACTCAGCTGCAGAGCTGTTTGTGGTAAAGGAATTGGAACTACATGAAATTTCAGTAGTATCAGTGCCAGCTAATCAAAATACACTATTTAGTCTTTCTAAGGCGTTTGATACAGCCGAAGAATTTAAATCTTTCAAAATGCAGTTTGCACCCGACAGCGATTCAGCTAAAGGGCTAGAATCCTCAACGGAAGCAAGCAGCGAAGTCAAAAAGGAAATGGAAATGGATCCAAAACAATTAGAACAAATGTTAGCTGACGCAGCTAGCAAAGCGGCTGAGCAAACTGCAAAAGCCATCGCCGAATCACAGGCAAAAGCTGCTGCTGAAAAAGCTGCTGCTGACAAAGCCGAAGCTGAATTAGATGCACGCGTTAAAGCCGCTGTTGCCTCTATCTCTACTGTGGACACAGGTGCTGAGAAGCTCTTGGCCGAAGTTGAGAAGCGTTTAGCTGCTGCTGAAGATTCAAGCAAATCAGTTATCGCTGGTTTAGAAGCTTCTTTGAAAGAAAAAGCTGCTGAAATCGAAGCAATCACAAAATCTAAAATGTCTTTCCAAGAAGCCAAAGACGGTATGTCTTATGCTGACAAAGAAAAGGCTGTTATGTTGGCTAAGATGGCCGGCAAGTCAATCGACGGTACACGTACTGGTCGTGAGTTAGTTCAAAAGTACGGTGCTCACGTGCCTTCAGCTACATGGGAACTCGAAGTTTCTTTGAACTTAGAATCTGAAGTTCGTCGTCGCTTAGTTGTTGCTCCAGTGTTCCGTAACATTGCTATGCAAACCAACGTGATGACTATTCCCGTGAATCCAGAAGCAGGTACTGCCTCTTGGGTTACTGATGCTAACTTTGGTGCCGCTCCTGCTACCCTTGGTGCAGCTGGTGCTTCTGCTGGTAATACTGCTACTCACGCTCTCAAAGAAATCACTTTGAATGCATATAAACTCGCTACAAACGAGTATACAGCATACGAAGAAGAAGAAGATGCTTTGTTGGCTTTGATGCCAATCATCCGTGATGGTATGGTTCGCCGTGTTGCTCGCGCTGTTGATAAGGCCTTCTTGTTAGGTGCTGGTTCTGGTGGCGACCCTGTTAAGGGCTTGGCTAACTGGGCTACTAACACCACTGCTGCCGGTAACACTGTTGCTGCTGGTATGAACGTTGCCAAAATGCGCGCATTGCGTCAAGGTTTGGGTGCTTGGGGTCTCGATCCAGCTGAAGTGATTTATATCGTTAATACCGATACATATTACCAGTTGTTGGAAGACACAGTGTTCCAGACTATGAATCAAGTTGGTACACAAGCTACATTGTTGACTGGTCAAATCGGTCAAATCGGTGGAAGCCCTGTGTTGGTCTCCGCAGAATTCGCCTCACCAGGTACTGGTATTGCTGGCGCAGTCTGCTTGAACCCAGGCAACTTTATCGTTGGTAACCAGCGTGGTCTCCGTATCGATACCCAAGAATTGGTTGAAACACAGCGTCGCGTTATGGTGGCTAGCCTCCGTACCGGTATGACACGTGTTACTACTAACTTAGGTAACGCTGTTACAGCTCACAAGTACACAGCAACCTGATCTGCTAGTGTAATTGTTAACAAGACCCTTTCGGGGGTCTTGTTTTATAAAGGTATTATGTGCCTTTATAAAACAAGCGAGGTATTTATGGCAACAAATTTAGTAACAAAAGCAGAATACAAAGCTTACTTAGGAATTACAAGTGTAAACTCTGATGCAGAACTCGACTTCTTAATACCCAAAGTCAGCGACTTAGTAAAAACATATTGCCGTCGTACCTTCATTGATTACTACGACGAGGCCAAAATAGAAGTATTTGATGGTGGCTTTAAACAAATCATCTTAAAAGAAACTCCAGTAGTATCAGTTAATTCAGTAGCTTATAGTGCAGACTACGGCAAAACATATAGCAATCTTGTAAAATTCACAGATTGGGTAGTGCGTGACGATTACGTTCTTAGTTTAAATCCTGGTGGTTTTCCAGAACAGATTAATGGTTATAAAGTAACTTATTTTGCAGGCTACGAAACTGTACCTGCAGATTTAAAATTAGCAGTATTAGATTTAGTAGAATACTACTCAAAGAACAATGGTGCTGTACACAGTACTCGTGATATTACTCCTAATACTACGCAAATCACTTATGTTGCCTCTAGTAACTTTCCCGCAGCGATCAAACGCGTGTTAGATCAGTACATGGCGGACTTTACATGAGCGCAGAAGCTTTTAGACGTACTTTAAATAAAGTACCTGAACTAAAAGAATGGGCTTCTGGTCAGCGAGATACTAGTTCTATTTTACAACAAACTAGAAAGTCTAGTAGAGCAGAGATAGAAAGCTCAACTGTAGATTTTATAATTCCATTAGAACAACTATCAAGTATAGTAGGAAGTACTACTGCTAGCGCTATATTTAATGAGATAAAGTCTGGTAAGTACCTACAAGTGCCCGAGGCTGTAGTTTATCATAGTACTGCAGGCCAAGAAACAGTAGTTTTTAAGGATTTAAACTTTGGAAGTTTAAATAAAACAGTAGCAGGGTACTTACAGCAAATAGCTAAAGATGCTGGTGCACAAAATGCTGAGAGTGTATCTCAAACAGTTTTAAACGAAATAAAAAATCGAAAATATGATAAAGGTCACGTGTATGGGTGGGCAAATACTTTACTACAACGAACAAAAGGTAGTATTGGCGAAGCACTAAAAGACCCTAGACGCCACGTACCGGCATCACAACTTGATAAAGAACTAAATGCTTTAAATCAGTTTATAGATACGCTACTAGATATTGTAGAAGAGTATGACGAAGCTACTAGCGATATTAAAGGTTTAAAAACTAAGTTAGGTGCTAAATATCGTAAAACTGATTCTAGTTGGCTTATTGAATGGCAAGGTAGCGCTGGGCAACAAGCAGCTGGTGGCCGTGTAGGTCGAGTAGCTGGTAAGCAGGATACAGGTATTCGCGGATTCTTAAAACAAGTAGGATACAGCAACCAAAGCTTAATTGAAAAAGCCTTGGATAGCATGGTAGACGGTTTTGTAAAAGAAGGTCTAATATCCGAAGGGTCTCAAAGTTTAGTAGAACTAGAATCTTCCCCCGCTATTGTAAAACTAATCGAAGACAGATTAGTCGCCACTATTAGTGGTAAAAAAAGAAAATTAAAGAGCGAGTACACAGGAACAATAGGTAACTTACCTGAACTAACTGCTAGAAACGTAGTTGGAGCTGCCAAAGCTAAGGCAGACATTCGAAGAACAAAAGCAGAATTAAAAAGCCTTAAACAAAAAGTTACTAAGGCAAAAAGAGAAGTAAAAAAGCAAGCTTTACCAAAAACAGTAAATTTAGTAAATTTACTTGCTATTTTAAATTCTCAGATACAAGACGTAGTTAGTGCTAACATGGGTGATGGAAGTAGAAAAGACATACTTAATTATAGAACAGGCAGATTTGCTAGTACAATTAATATAGACCATCTTACCCAAAGCCGAGAAGGTTTAATAAGTGTATTTTATACTTATATGAAAAATCCCTATGCAACTTTTAGTGCTGGTGGTAAACAAGAAAGACCAAAAACTCGAGACCCTAAACTTCTTATTGGTAAGTCTATACGAGATATTGCCTCACAGGTAGTTACTAATCAATTAAGGGCTATATCA